CTTTCCGGAAATTCCCAACTTTTCAGTCTATTTTTTGGCTTCCAGAATCGGAAGGTTGGCTTCGGTAGGGATGTAAATCACTTTTTCCGGGATATTTCCCTGCTGTCGTACCCACAAATACTGAATGTATGTCGGAGTTATGGAGCCGTTTTCGATGCGGATAGCTTCGGCCGCTCCTTTCGCCCGTTCGATTTCGGCCTGCGCGTTCAGTTTCTCCGCCTCAAGATTCGCCTTTGCCTCTTCGATCTTGATGCGGCGGTTCTGCTCCGCCTTGGCAAATTCGGCCTTTCCGGCCATCTCCTGCTGCCAGACGCTATAAGCGGGAAGCCCCATCATCAGAACCAAGGAAAAGACGATCGCCACTCCCACTACAATCAGAACATTGATAATAGATTTCATAACTTTTTGTTTTTTAATTTGTTGTTTAATGATGACGTTGTATTTTGGGACGTTTGAAAATATACTCCATTCTCTCACCTATGACCAGCACCCGAACCAAATCCCAGCCACGAACTCCAAAAGCGTTCATTGCTTCTTCTGGCATCGGGGCGTATTTGCTGCCCACGATTATTTTGTACTCTATCTGGGTCATATCGAATCGTATTTAACGGGTTGAATGCGCTTCATGTCCGACCACACGAAGCCGCGGGCCTTGAGTTCTTCCAGCAGTTTCCGGTCGGTGTAGCCTGCCAGATCGGGATTGTGAATCGCCCCCCCCCTCCGGGCAGGCAGGGTTGATTTTCGTTTGGAATATGCTTGGTTGGCATATTCTCGAAGGCATGATTTGCATCTCGGATTCATCCCATCCTCGGTGCTCTTGAGTCGGCCGAACTCGGTGATCGGCTTAGTTTGTTTGCATCGTATGCATGTTTTCTGTTCCATGATTCTCAAATTAGAAATACATAAACTTCGTTTCCTTGTGTGTCGAGTGTCGGCCATTTCTGGCGTACCTCCACCATTTCGCAATCCACCACGTTCTCCCGGATCAGTTTGGCCGCTCCCTTTTCCAGATGCGAGACCCATACGGCCGGGATGGAAATTTTGTGGCGTTTCTTCACTCCCTTCTCGTCCACCTTCGTGTGGTATTTGACGATGGATGTTGGCTCCCCTACCCAGTATACCAGCCGGTATTTTTGGCCGTTTTGCCACGACGGAAGGCATATTTTATCTCCTTCCTTGCATTCTGAAAGCTTAATTTGTTGCATACCCCCCCCCTCATTTTCTTTTCGGTTTTTTGCGGGCCGCGAAGTTTCGAACTCCCTTCGCCGGCTCCGCTGGTTTGACATCAGGTTTATTTTCGGTTATAATCGGCATCTCGATCCCTTGTTTCGGATCGAAGTAAATGCACCATTTGTCCATGCAGATCGTCAGCGTTCGCGCCTTGAGGCAGTGAAAAACATGCTCTCCGGACCAGTGCACGCACGCAGTGCAGTTCACCTGCGGGCTGTCCAATATGGATCGGCGCGTACTATTTTGCTTTACCATTCTCCGGGATTGTTGGTTCTACCATCGCCATCAACAGCATTTGGACGATCAAAATAGGCAGGTACAAATACAACAGCCAGCTACTTTCGGGAATCTTCAACTTTTTCATTGTGTTTCTTGTTTATTTCAACTTTTATCCAGTCGGGAAGATTCGATTCGGCCACCAAAGCGACATTGTCGATCTTCACTATTTTCAGCGCGCCGGTTTTGGCGTAATGGTAAAGAGAACTCAGCGGAATGCCGCTCGCGTCGGCCAGCCATCGCAGGGTATGAAGATTTCGTGTGTCAGTTATCATACCCCCCCCCTTATTTGGATTGTTCGGCATTTTCCACACGGGCGATCATCGCCTCATCTTCGGTCTGTCCGTCGGGGTATTCTACCGCGGTCTCATACTCCACGTCGTCGGACATAGGCGTGCCGTTGTCGAACTTAATGGCGGTGGCCAGCTGGTTCATGGCCGTGGTAGAATAGGGATCAATGATCGCACCCTCGCGCAGCACCCGTTTCGATACGGTTTTATGGTACATTACTTCCGGGTTTGTTCGCCACATTCCGGTGGGTTTATTGAAGGATTTCGAATACCTCTGGCCCCATGCCATCAATTCCTCGATGGTCATGTAACAATACTTCTCGAAGCCCGTGAGCTGGCGAATGTAGGCTATATATCCTTGCAGGATTTCCCGCTCGTGCGGCCCATCGTTGTACTTGTATTCCCCCGTAAATGGATTGTGGGATAATATATCCCCCTCGTACACTTTTGCCGTGTTGAATGTCGCCATCGTGCCGGTGCGGAAGGCCAGCTGTTGAAGGCCGCGGTTCATCACCTGAAACGTACACCGGTCGCCGTAGGGGATCAGGGCCGACTGGCTCAGGTTCGGGTCGATGGACAACCCCGTGCAGGCCGATACCATCGCCGATCTCACCACCGTGCGCGGGTCGCATTTGTTGAGGGCCGCGGCGGCCGGATCGCGCATCAACAGCAGGATTGTTTGCATGAACCGCGGGGCGAATTTCTCCCCCAGAACGTCCATAAATTGGTCGCGGGTGCTTCCTTTCGTAAGCCATGATTTGATTTGTTGAAAGTTACTTTGTGTTACGCTCTTTTGCGGGGCCTGAATGGTGACGGCCTTCGCCTGTTCGGTCATCTGTTTTGCGTCCATAGCTGAAATTTTTGTCAAGTAGTTTTTTGATTCCGTCTTTCCATCCGCCGGAGGTAAAGCCGCCGCGGGTGTTGTCTGAGAGGTTGTGCCACCGCATGTTGGTGGGGTACACGTCGAAAATACCGATTGCGCTTCCGGTGAGTATAAAACCCTCTTCCGTGGTTCTCTCGTCCACATTTATGCGCCTTCCCATCGACCGTATACACCTGCACACACGCATTTGGAAGGGGGACAAATTCTCTATTCTCGTGTCATACCCTTTGACCCTTGAATAGTCGGTTATCAACTCGGTGATCTGCCGGGTTCGCCGCGCTACCAGCTCTTCCTTTGTTTCCATCACTTTTTTATGTCGAATTTCCGATATGCCGAAATGGTGGTATACTCTTTGGCCAGATCGGGGTGATCCTCGCTAAATTTGGCCAGATCGAAACGCCTCTGATGAATGGTGCGGTAGGTGGCCAGCGCCCGGCCTTCGTAGGCAAGGGTATCGCGTTCGTCGAACAGCGCCGACATTTTCGCCTTGATCTCATCGTATTTCTTGGCCGCTTCATTCGCGTTGCGCTTGTAGATCATCGCCTGCTCGTACATTTGCGAGACTTCGTGCCCCACCTTGATGATCCCGGCCGTGGATTCGGGGTGCAACAGCTGCACGTCATCGCCATTTATAGGCTCCGGCTGTTCGCCCCCGATAATATGGCGTTCATACCATGCGCACGCCATTTCGATACACTTGCGGACATAGTCCCGGTCCGGTAAGATAAGGCGCGATTTGAGGGATTTCGAACCGTCATTCACGGCCAGATAGGTGCCGGGCCGCCCGCCTATCTCCGCTTCGAACTGGCACTGCAAAAACCATTCGGAGGGGATAGTTTCCTGCACGTCGAAGTCAACGTACATAGCGGTGTCTTTGATCTCCAAGAACGGACGCCCGGCAAGGTTCGTCCCCTCCTTGAAAATCTCGCGGTCCGGGGCCACTTGAATGTAATCGGGGTACTCGTCGTTGTGGAATACGGCGATCTCTTTGGATCGGCCCACCACCTTGAGGCCTGTCTGCTGCTGGAACCAGTGCGCTATTCCGTCCTCCATGAACCGCCCGCGATACATGGATTCCTTGATCGGCTGCGCGTCGCGGTTTTTCCATTCCAACCACAATTGCAGCGGGGTTTTGTGATTGCTCAGGCCGAGGATTATGCCTATGTTCGATCCTCCAATCACGAAGTTTTGGTTTCGGTATTCCAGCCACTCGGCGCGGGTCTTGAAAACTGTTTTGCGGATTGCCATGTTATTGGTTGGTTTTAAGGAAGGCTATCGCCATTTTCCGGGGTTCTACATGAATTGTTGCGCTTTCGTGATCCGGGTATATTTCGATATTCCGGAATTGGACCGCATTCAGGACCGGATAACTTCCCTCCGGAATCTGTACGGATTTCCAATGCAGATCGGCGGAGATGATGACCGTTACGTCCTCGCGCCCGTTCGGGGTGTCGATGTTGACCACTTCCGACCCGGAAAAGAAATCACCGTCCAAATGGTCCTTGAATGCTTCGGCAATGGCGTCGTACGCCGCAGTTGACAAATTGTAGATCATAATTTTGAATTTTTAAATAAGCTGTCCTTGTTGATAATCTGAATCGTAGTTGAGATCAACCTCCGTTTGATGATAAATTCGTAGTGGGTGTCTGGGCAATGTTCCCAAAACGGATCGCCGGGTTCTGCCCACCATTCGTATACGTAATAATTTCCGGGCTTCTGACGCTTCGCAACGTCTTTGATGTATTGCAGGTCCAAAGACTCCGCGATCTGCGTTCCTTCGGTCGAAAATAGGGTGTAGTGCGCGATTTTCATTTTACAGGAATCATTATTAAATCAAATCTCCCCTCGTCTTGGCCTACTATGTCCTTCCCGTCAACGGTCCACGAAGCCGGGAATACTTCGCCGCTTGGCCCCTGTACTTTGCCTAAAAGTTTGTATTTCTCTGCTCTTGGCCGTAGTTGTAGATCGACTACTTTCCAGCCGTGCCGGGTTTGTAGGATATAATCCCCGGTCATGTACTTCAACAGCTCAAATTTTTCCATAATAGTGTTGTTTTGCGGTTTAACTTGCGAAGGCCGGGGAGGTGATCCCCGCGGGTTGCTGCCCGTCGGTCTGCCGCGCCTTCTCCACGCGATGCGAATGCTTCACCAATACAATTTTGCCACTTTATGCCGTCGCGGGCGGCTGGGGTTTCGGCCAGTGGCGGACCCCTCCCCCGAAGGGGGCTATTTCGTTACCTCGTGGATTTCGCACTGGCCGAGTATCGAAACCTCCACCAGAACCACGTCGCCGGCGTCATAAACCCGCTCCACTCGGAACGAATACCGGAACATAAGCCAACATATCGCGGCGGTCACAATCGCAGTAACCAGATACCGCATAAAAGTGCATTTTTTCATGGCTATTTGTGAATTAATAACAAGTCTTTTGCTGAATCATATCCGGCCCTAATTCGGCCGTCCAGTGTGTAGGTATTGTCACCTATTGCGATCGGATAATTTATGCCCCTTGTAACCGTTACTTCCCCTTCAACAGTGGAGCCGTCGCGGTGTATAAGCGTGTAGCGGCCTGATCCCCAAAGTTTCAATTTGAAACCATATCGGCGTGTTTTCATGGCTCTAATCTTTAATCTCTTCGATATGTTTGTTATTCATGCAGGGGCAGGCTGAGCAGGCTCCCCAAGCGGATTCATTGTGCGCTCCGAAGGCACAAATAACGTCGCAAATTTGGGTCTGGCTGACCCCCTCCGGATCTGGAACAAGGCGATATTTGCGCCCCCGGAGCACGAAAGGCTCGCCGTTTCGGCTCTTTCGGATCGCCTTCCGTTCGATATAGTCGATATTATCAAGATTATTTTTCATCGGGTTGTCGGTTTTGAAGGTTTGCGCACATATCTGCGTATCTCTGGGCAGACTTCAACACTCTCCACCCCGCAGCGAGGGCGCGCGTCTGAATATCCAACAGCGGCTCAGCGGTCACCTTTCGCCCCTGCTCCCACTTGGCGAATTGCGCAGGGGTAAACACTACTTTCGCTATATCGCCGTTATACACCAGCGCACAACCGCCGTAACTGTATTGGTGCCAGCCGGATGCCCCATTCAGGACTATGTCCAATGATAGGGCCGGTATTGCTGCGTTTTGATCGGCGCACCACTTGCAGATCTCTATATAACTGTCTAGCAAAAAATCAGCATAATAGGCCGTTGCTTTATTCCATTTCCCGCGTTTCCGTTCGGTCTCGGAAATATAGGTGCGCATGTCGGAAAGATATTTAGGTGAGTTTAAAATATTGTGTATCATGTCTTTATGGTTATTTGATTTTGACAATTTGGCGATATTTAACCTGCGTTGCGTACTGATAGATGCATACGCCGTAATCACTTGGATTATTCCGCTTGCGCCTATCTGGGTCGCTGATATTGTACTGCTTTATGACCGCATCCATTACATAGTAAGGGGCTGGATAGCCGTATTGCATCGGTACGGCGAATGTCTGTTCGGACGGGTAACCCTGATTGACCGTTACAATCATGGCAAAATACGGGTTGCCATAGGTTTTTTGAAACCACGTAAAGCAGTGCGCTGAGATCGAGCGAAGGCGATAACGGCCGATGCGAATAATATCCTTTTTCATGGTGGTAGGCTTGATTAAAAATTTGCTTTCAGTTTCAGAAGGCGCAAGCATTCTCGCAGCTCGCTGTCCGTGTACTTCTCGGCGATCTCTCTGGGTACACCATTCAGGTTCATTGCCAACTGGATCGCACGCTCTTTCGAGACCTTCGGGGTTAATTTGATCCTTTTCATATTATTCGAGATTATACAACCGGATTTCATAATCATCGTCCACGTACAGGATCATCGTAGGCTCGATCTGTGTCGAGTACTTGCGAAACAACTTTATTGAGAGTATTCCAAGCGCGGCGATACGCGCGGCACTGCACGTCCATCCAATTCTCGTCCCGATTCGGAGCGAGGCGCCCGAAGTCTTTCCTCTTCAGCTGGGAGGGCGTGCAAAGGGCTTGCGCTATATCTGCATTACAGATAAGCGCGCACCCGCTGTAACAATACGCCTCCCAATCATCGGAACCGTTCAGCAGTGTGTCCAAGCTGAAAGTCGGTATAGGCTCATCATTCGCTTCTGCATACTTGCGCAGGCCTTTGTAACTTTCCATCAGGTTCAGCGCAAAGCCTTTGGTGCCGCGGTCCCATGCGGAACGGGGTTTGATCGATGCCAGCGCTTTTTCAATGCGGCAAAGTTGATCGTCGGTAAGAACTACACCGGAGGTAATGAAATTAATCTGTGTCATAATGGTATTGGTTTTGTGTTTTTCTCTATACAAATATACACAAAAATATTTACTTTGCAAAATTTTCTAAAGAAAAATGCACGGTTTTCGCAACTTTTTTTCGCTGATCCGAGAGTGCCAGCAGCGGAACCCCCGACCTGCCCCCGCGCGTCCCCCGCCCCGATCTCGCCCGACCTCCCCGACGAGCCTACACCCTGCCCCGCCCACACCGGTAGTACCTCCCTGCTTCCGTAGCTCATAGGTCGGAGGTCCAGCCTTCGACATATACCGCTATCCTATGAAGTACTATTATGGGTGTGCAACGCAGGAGCGCGGGCACGTGCGGGCGTCCGGGCGCGTGACGCGAAAGTGTATGCGTGTGATGCGGGTGCGTGCGTGGGGGTGTGCTCGTGTGCGTGTGCGCATGCGTGAGGGCGGGAGCGGGTGGACGGGTGTGTGCTGGCGGGTGATCTCTGAGGGGTGCGGCTGGAGGATCGGGGTGAGCGTGGGGGATCCGGCTGGCTGGCTGGCTGGGTGGAGCCGATGCGCCGAAGGTGGGAGGACAGTGCGGGCCTGAGCGCGAGCCGAAGGCGAGCGCGAGGGAAGGCAACGAACGCAGGGTAAACAGGGCGGGGGTGGGTCCCGTGCTAACACTCCCTGTATTTTCTCCCGCTGGTTTTTTGGCCTGTGGGGGCTGAGAACTTTCCCTTATTCGACCTTGAAATCCGCGGGGGATTGGTTTTCTGAACTGTTCCTAAAAAACTTTATTATCTCTTATGCTACGACATTTCGGGATTTTGCTTATATTTGCGCAAAACGTAATGCTATGAAAATACTACAGAAATCGCCTGCGGCGCCGGGATCGTTCATGGCGGACATTTCGGGTGGTCTGAGTTGGAACGATGCCATTGCGAAGCATACGGACATCGGGTGCATCCTGAAATGTCTGGACGAGGGTTATATCCCGGATGTGTACGCGGTAGTCACCAACGACGGCGGGGCGAAGGTCTGCATCCAGCTCAAGGGTGTTTCGATCATGACCGTCGAGGTAGACGGGGAGCGGGAGTACATCATCGAGACGGGTCCGACGCCTCAGCAGGAGAGCTACGATTTCCTGCGCATTTCTCTCAAGAACTCGCCGGCGGACGGGTACAAGCCTATGGCCGGCGGGAAGTGGTACGTATTGGTCACTGAAATCTCCCAGCGATGGGCACCAGCAGAGTAAGCCATGCGTAAGATCATACCCCCCCCACTGCCTTCGCCTCGTTCACCGGCTCGGCCGAGTATGCGGGCAACGATGATGCGGCGCTGAGCCGCAACCTTGCGGAGAACGTCGATCTTCCCGCTATCTTCCGGACGCTGGATCAGGGCGTCTGTCCGGGGCTGATACTGTCGGCCGCCGATGGCGCTATGATGATATGCTCCGGGGATATGGTGGTGATTTCCGACGGCGTCATCGCCATTACCTTCGCGCCGATCAGGCTGTTCGGCATCTACGTGGCGGTGGGTCTGAATAACTTCAATCCCGGCGGGGTGGCGGCCCGGATTCCCGGAACGGACTGGTGGCTGGATGCCAGCTCGAAAAATCTGGCGTGAGGAAATTTGGAAATCCGGAATTTCTCCCTATCTTTGTGATGTCCGGCGCGCAACCGGATCGGCCGGGGCGGTTTTGTTTTTTCTCAGATTCATTCCCACTTTCCCAAGATTCAGGTGTGTACCCGGCCGCCTTTCGAAACCTCTGGGCCTGACAGTCGGCCTGTTCGCATAATGTTTGGATTTTGCAGCGGCGCCGGAATTTTTCCGGCGCTTTTTCGTCTCTTTTTTGATTTTACCGGAAATTTCGCTAAGTTTGTCCGGACATTAACCCCGAAGCAATGATTATCGCCAACTCCACATCCGCAGTGCGCATAAACTCCCAGAACGTCATCGGCATCGACCTCGACGAGTTCACCGGGACCGTTACTATCCACTCTTCGGTGGACAACGAAGAGCTGGAGATCACTCCCGACCTGCCGGCGTCCGGACCGGGTCTCTACATGGCGCTGGTCCGCGCCGTGGCTCAAGACAAGCCTTTGTGCGACATCCGTAAATTCAAGTAGCGATGGGAACGAATCCGTGGGCGAACAGAGCGGCGGGCGCCGCGCCGGCCGCGGGCGCCGACGCCGAAGAGCGCGCCGCCCTGATGGAAGAGGTCCGCGCCGAGGTCCGCGAGGACGTGCGCAAGCGCTTCGGCGATGACAAGAATCCCGTGACGGAGTTCCTGCTGAAAATCGGGGTGCTGGAGGACATGGAGGTCATGCGCCGCGTCACCATGCGAACCTCCGACAACAAGCTGATATATCAGTGCGGAAAGAAACTCGACCTGCTGAAAACCTACATCGCGCTGGCCAAGGAGACCATCGTCATGCAGGAAAAACAGCAGAAAATAGACTCGGCGGCCGGCGCCGGCGACGATAAGGACGAGGTGATCGTTTCACTGGAAAGAACCTGATGAAAATACGGCTGGACATACCCCTGAACCCCAAGCAGGTAGAAATGTATAACCTGCTCAACTCCGGAAAGTTCACGGAAATTCTGTTTTACGGCGCTTCCCGCTCCGGCAAGACTTTCCTGATACTTTTCTGGATGATCGTTCAGGCCATCGTCTACAATGCCAACTCGCTGGTGGTGCGCGAGACCTTCACCTCGCTCAACATGGGTATGATCCGTCAGACGCTGCCCCGCGTGCTGGACGCCATAGCCCGACTTAACGGCAAGAAAACATACCAGAAACTCATGGTCGGAGGAAAGCCCTTCGCCAAGTACAACGGCAAGGACAACGTGCTGACGCTGTTCAACGGCGCCTACATCCAGTTCGCGTCGATACGCGCCGGGGCGGACGGCGCCGGCGACACCTACGACAAAATCCTCTCCACGGACTGGGGCCACATCTTCGCCGACGAGGTGTCGGAGATCGACTTCGCCGCCATCGAGACCCTCTACTCGCGTCTGGCGCAGCTGTTGCCCGTGCCCAACATCATGCTCTACGCCCTGAACCCCACTACCGAGTTGCACTGGACCTACAAACGCTTCTTCAAGCAGGAGAACATGGACGGATCGCCCCTATCGGAGTCCATCACGGAGCTGATGTACGCCATGCACTTCTCCAAAGACGACAACGTGCAGTTTGTGTCCAAGCAGTACTTTCAGGGGCTGGACCGACTCTCCACCCTCTCCCGCGCCCGCTTCCGCGACGGCGAGTATTCGAAGATCGGCACCGGAAAGTATTTCCGGCAGTTCACGTGGCTCTACCGGCCGCATATCGACCAGATCGTAGAATGCGTGATCTACACCGACCCCTCGGCCAAGTCGAAGGAGACCAACGACTTCAAGGCCACGGTAACGCTGGTGCGGACCGTAGACACCCGCATCTGGCTCTGGGACTGCCGCGCCGTGCAGGGCACGAGCCATCAGATGCTCGAAAACATCTACGAGCTGGCCATGAAAGCGCCCCTGACCCCGCGAATCATCATCGAGAAGAAACAGCTTCCCCTCGACTTCGAGAAGACCCTGCAACGCTTCCAGATCGACAACCGATGGACGGCGCCGATATGCTGGGACACGCTCAACCACGGCGACAAGTTCTCGTGCATCGAATCGACGCTGGAGCCGCTCGTGAATACCGGAAAATTCGTATTTTGCAACGAATTGCAGAAATGCGGCGTCTACGAGCATATCATCGACCAGTTCGTGCGATTCTCCGACACCAAGACCTCGGACCGCAAGGACGACATACCCGACGCCTGCGCGAAGGGCGTCACGTTCCTCAACCATAATATTGTCCAACAGTCGCGCACCGACGGCGCGCAGGTACTCTTCTACCGCCGCGGCACGCTGACCCAAATTCCAAGCTGATGCCAGTAGCAGTCAAAAACCAAAATTGGATTCAGGGCGCATATGACCCATCGACCGGAGCGCATGACCCCGGCGTAGCATCGCAAGTCTGCGCATCATTTCCCGCGTCGGCATTCCCCGACGGGTATCTGCGCTTCGCCGCGGCGCCCACCGATCTGTTCGAGGCGCAGGCCGATCAGGCGTTTGTCTTCGGCCGCACCGCCGCGGGGGAGATGACGGAACCCGTCATGGCCACCGGATCGCCCTTGACGGTAACACTCGGCGCCGAGTGGCTCGCCGACGTCGAAACCGTCTTTATCGACATCGCATGCACCGAAGATGTCACGGACCATGCCGCGTGGGCCGCGGCGGTCATTCAGCTCGACATGTCGCCGAACTACTTCCCCGAATCGGCGCTTGGCATCTACATCACGCCCCAACAGCTCAGGCAGTTCAAAAACATGTACCCCGACTGCGTCTCCGACGCCTACCGCGCCGCCGTGGGGGAGCTTACCGCCAACATCGGCAACATCTTCGACATGGCCGCCATGCTCGGCGAGCGGGACGAGAACAAGAAGGACGACACGATCCGCTGGATTTTGCAGGTCCTGACCGCATACAACATCGCATCGCCGAGCCTGAACTACTCGGAACCCCTCGCCGCGGCCTACGAGAAGGTCGCCCAAACCATCATCAAACTCAAGGGCGGAGTGGTGTCGCTCGAAGAGCCGGCGCCCTACCGCACCGATTCCCAGAACGCCAACGCGGAAGTCATCACCTCCCGTTACAAATACCTCGGATAATCATGGCAAAATTTAAGTTTCCAAAAGTATCGCCTTTTCAGGTGCCCCAGCAGATCGGCACCGGCAATATCGAATCCCGGTATCTGTTCAACAACTACCGCCGGGAGTGGACGCCGGCGCTGTGGCGGCGCGCCGTGGACATGGCCATCCAGTACTCGGACATGTCCCTGCTGGACACCCTCTACTCGTGGTGCATGCAGTCGTCGCCGTTCTTGGTCTCGCAGATCAACAAGCGCCTCATACCCATCTATAAGCGCAACTTCGTGTTCGGCCGCAACGGCCGCGAGAACTCCCGGCTGACGGAGAAATACATCCGCAACTCGTGGTGGTTCAAACGGTTTATCCGATACATCCTCCTGTCGCAGTTCTACGGATGCAAGATGGTGGCCATCAACCCCGAAAAGCGCAAGGTGGTGGACTTCCCCCTGCGCAACATCGACATCTTCAACGAAGCCCTGCGTTTCCAGACCTTCGAATACTATCAGGTCATCAACGCCTCGGACTATGACAACCTCTTCTTCTTCCAGCCGGAAAGCGATCAGGATTTCAAGCTCGGCCTTCTGCAATCCATATCCCGCGCCATGATCGGCATCGTGGAAATGTTCAACGATTGGCAGGTGCTGGGCAAAAGGTACTCTTTCCCCCTCACAACCATCGGTTACGACGCCAACAACGCCAAGGCGCAGACGCAGGCCCAGACCGTGGCTCAGAACCTCGACATGCTCACCATTCCCCTGATCCCCTACGTGCAGGACATGGTGAACAACGGCAAGAGTCTTTACTCCATCGAGGTAAACCCCATCAACACGCAGACGGGTTCCGACGCCTTCCGCGTAATGAAGGAGTACATCGTGGAATACCGCTCCGAGATCATGCAGGCGGTAACCGGCGGCACCCTGCTCGGCTCCACGGAGAAAAATACCAACTCCGAGCAGCTGGCGCAGATACATTGGGAAATCTATCAGGACATCCTGAACGCCGACGCCGAAATGGCCCTGATGATTATGAACCGCGAGGACACCAAGCACAAACTTGCCGTGCTGTTCGATGACGCCTCCATCGAATCGGCCCCCATCATCGAACTCCCCGACGACCGTCTGCCGATCAGTACCTTCGTGGACGTGGGCAACATGATGGCCAAGCAGGGGTCGAAGTTCAAGCCCGAAGCGTTCCGGCGCGTAGGTATCGACCCCTCGGACGTAGAAGCCGAAAAGAAGGAGGAAGAGAAGCAGAGCCTGATCGGCCGCGTGTTCAACCCCCGGAAGAAGGAGGATCAGACCGAAAAGGTAACCGAGAAAACCGAGACGGAATGAAAACCGCGCGCGACTTCGAACTCGACTGCCGCCGGCTCCGGCAACATCTGATCGAGGTGTTGCCGGCAAAGCTGGGGGCGTCTATGCTGGAAGAGACGCGCACCAACTTCCGCAACGAATCCTACGGCAACGACGATGTGAGGGAGCGGTGGCCGGAACGGCGCTACGAGGACAAATTGACCTACCCAAAGCTCCGATACACGGGGCGCCTGTTCCGATCCATCCAGCCGAAGGTGCACCGTATCTCTTCCCGCGCCGCGGTCGTAGCGCTCGGATCGCCCCTATCCTATGCGCAGATGCATAACGAGGGATGGCGCCCCGGCATGCCTATCACGGGTTCCACCCTGCGCCAGCCGCCCAGCGCCACCAAGCGCGTATGGCTTCCCCGGCGGCCCAAACAGCGCCAGTATATGGGCATCGGCCGGCGCTCGGTCCGCAAGTTCATGCAGGTGATCCGAAAAGAGGTGAATGCGGCCATGCGAAAATAATTTTTTCGCCGGAATTTGGAATTTATCTGAAAATAACTTACGTTTGCGTGAAATATGTTCGGTGACATCATAGATAGGATCATTCAGGTGCTTCGCAATTCTCAGGTCGTGATTGCGAATAAAATGTCCGTCTGCGTCATATCATCCGACGAAACCCAGACCGTCAATACCCTCTTACCGGCCATCGCCGTGGGGGTGGAGGACAGCAACAACGCCGACGTGTTCATCGGCGGAGCCATCAAGGACCGGCTCAGAATCAAGCTCTGCGTGCTTGTCGATCTCACCAATTATTCGTGGTCCGCTGACAAGCAGTTTCAGGCAAGCCTTATTTCGCTGGGCCATGGCGTCCGCAATGCGGTGGAAAAGGCCAAGACGGCAGGTGATTTTCTGGAACTCCAGCAGAAATACAACCTTTGGCCTATCTATCAAGGGTTCAAGACCTACCAGCGCATTTCCACCAAAGATACCTTCAACACCGAAGTGATGGTGTGCGAAGTAATGTACGAAAGCACGGTGTTCGATCTGGAGCTGGCCCGCGAGAGCCGGCCGACGGAAGAGGTCGAAAAGGTAAAAATCAAAGGGTTCACCGGAACGGATCAGGACCTGACCACGGAGTTGCCCATCGTAACAACTTGATTATGGAATTGAAGATCAAACGGCAGAAGCTCAGTGATGAATCGCTCAACGACAAGGATTATGTCGTTCTGAACGACGGTATCAACTGGGACCGCTACAAGAAAAATCCCATCCTGCTCTGGGACCACAACCCCCGTGAGCCTATCGGCAACGTGGTGAACATACGCCGGGGAGAGGACGGGGATTGGTATGGAGAATTGCGATTTGACGGAGTGACGGAGCAATCCCGGCAGCGGCGCGATCAGTACCTTGCCGGTACGCTCCGGGCCGTCTCTCTCTCCGGCAAAATATACTACACACTGCGCGACGGCATCAAGTACGCCACGCGCTTCGATGTGTACGAAATATCCCTCCTATCTCTTCCCTCGAATGCCAACGCTGTGGACGAGGTGGAGGGCGCCGAACCGGCACTGCGCGTAGGATTCTGCGCCGTGGAGGCCGAAGAGCTGGAATCCCTGACCTCCGGCTACACCGAATCATTAACCAAATATCTCAACAAGATGAAAGAAGAGAACCAGACCGCCGAGGTGGAGAAAACTGCCGAAGCGAAGGGTTCGGAAGCCCCGCAGGAGCAGGCTCAGGAGCAGTTCGCGGCCGCGGCCCAGCCTGCGGAAGCGGCTGACGCCGGTACGGTTTCCGAAACCGAGAAATTCGAAGGATCGCGCGAAGGCGCCCTCAGAGCGTTTAACGAGTTCCTGCGCCTGATCGGCATTCGGGGAGCCGAAGCCGCAAAAGCGGACAGCGACATGGCCGAAGAGGACCGCAAGGCCGCCGAGGAAGTGCGCGACGCCGAAAAGAAAGAAGAGGATGATGACGATGACGACGGCCGCGAAGAGCGCGGCGAGAATTTCGCATCATCGACAACCGAGCAATCCAAACCTGCCGCCCGCATCCTGAATGTGGAGGATACGGTTGAAAAATCAAGTAAAACCAACGTTCAATTCAGTTCCGCTATGGAAAGAAAAACCATCCACGAGTATCTTCGTGACAACGCCGGCAAAGACCGATTCTCCGAAGCCGTGCGATTCTCGGCGGCAGTAGGGAAAATGAACCCTAACGAAGCCGCTCAGGATTCGCGCATGAACCTCCTGCGCGAGTTCGCCTATTTCGCCGCCAAAGACCGCGGCTTCCGCGCCGCTGTCGGGGGCATGAACTTCGACATCGACGGCCGTCCCACCGGTACGGCTGACGAGGCCCTGAACCGTCTCGAACAGTTCGCATCGGGTCTCAACTCGATGAACTTCATCGAAACGACACCCGACTTGGCCAAAATCGAGTGGTCCACGATGATCTTCCGCGAACTCTTCCCGGACGATTCGTGGGCAGACCGCATTTCGCGTCTCAGCGCCGAGGATGTGGCCGGCATCATCTGGATCAACTCGGCCATCAAGCCAAAGGTATACTTCGGCAAGCGTGCCCCGGTCAACGTGTCGCCGTCGCTCTACGACGATGATCCCGTGGGCATCATCATGCACCTCTTCGCCCTCGAAAACATCGTTTGGCAGCAGGCCAACACCGATCTGCTGGCGTACGACGATGTGGCACTCGGCACTTCGGAGGCCCTGCGCTGGCTGTCGTCGAAGGCCCACAACTACATCATCCAGAAGCTGTCGGAGGACGCCAGCGTTACGCGCCTGACCACGGGCGAGAAAACGTACTCGGCAACTAACGCCTTCCCGGCTAACCCGACGGCAACCGGAACGCTGAAAGAGATCGCCCCGGCCGACTTCCTCGCCATGCAGACGGCGTTCGTCAACCAGAACTACGTCATGGAGACCTTCGCCGCCGAAATGGTGATGCCGGCCGTCATGCACGAACAGCTCCAGTCGAACGCCACGCTCACGAACCTGCTGACCAAGAATGCCGGAAGCATGCGCCCGATGTTCGGAGAGTACGCAGGCTTCGCATTCCGTCCTCGTTCGATCACGACGCTGTATGACAGCGCCGCCAGCAAGATCATCGACCCGGAACTGTATCTGGACGGCAAGATCACCGACGAAACGGGCGCCATTCCCGCCTACACGCCGCCTGTCATCCCGGCTACGGCGTACGGATCGGCGCTGGCGTTCATCCCCTCGGAGGCCATCATCGCCATCGGACGGACCAACGTCCATATGGTCACCGACCCGTCGAACTACGGCTGGCGCATGTCGATGGATATGCGTCTGGGTGCCGGCGCTGCACGTAAGGGCGGACTTGGCATCGGCGTGATCGCCCCCGCAAAGCAGGCCTAAGGCTAAAATCAACTCCCCACTGCCCCCCCCGGCAGTGGGGATAACCAACAACTTTAAAATCACAAAATTATGTCCACGAAACCCGTTTATTCTGAGCAGTATTTCATCAACCTTATGGCCGCGGCTATGGCGTACGGCACGATCTACGTGACCAGCGACGCCAACACCTACCGCGACGAACAGTCGGCCGTGACCCGATGCCGGGACTTCATGAAGCTCCGCCGGATCGTGCGCTACGCAACCATCACCCCAGCGACGTGCCCCACCAACGAAGACGAGCTGAACGACCTGATGGTTACGGTAGAGAGCAAGGTGCCCGAACCGGTTCAGACGAAGGAAACGCCCCAGCCTATGGACCTCGCCGCCGCCGCCGCCGCTCTTGCGGCCAAGAAGGCGCCGAAGGAAGAAGCCAAGAAGGCGCCGGATCGAAAGAAAGGGAAGGCATCTGCCGCACCCGATCCCCAGCCTGCGCCGGCGCCCGATCCGGAACCGGAACCGGAACCGGAAAGCGCTGCCGACGACGTTCCGCAGAAGGAAGAAGAATCCGCTCAATAAGCATAAATTACCATTAACATGGCTCAAACTGGAATTAACATCGAGCTGAAAGATACCACACTCAGCCGCCGTCAGCCCTCCGTGGGCAATGCGGCGCTGGTGTACGGTATCAAAGTCTCGTCCGGATCGGTGAGCGGGAAACCCACACTTATCACGAGTCTGGATTCCTACACCGCTTGGGCCGCATCCGATGCTCCTGACGCCAAACTGCTCAACAACGATCCCCACCTGTTGGGAATGGTGACGCAGTTCTACGCCAAAGCCGGAAGCGGAACCTATCTGTGGCTGATCTTGGCGACCGGCGAAAAGGGTGATTTCGTTACGACCAATGCGGCGAACATCAAGCGCCAAATCCGCTTGACGCTGGAGGCCAACTACGACAACCGCCCCCGCATTATCGGCTGGTGCTCGCAGGCCAACGACGACGTCTCAGGGTGGGTCCCCACGACCACTCCGACCGTTGTAAAGGCCATCGAGACCATTCAGAATGCAATGTTCGCCGAGGGCATCCGCTTCGTGAACGTTTATACGTCCAACGTCGATGGGGCGCAGGCAAGTTCGGCCTCCAACATCACCAACCTCTCCACCTACGCGACGCCGTCGGTAGCGTACATGCCTACCACCACGCTCTACAACACTACGGTGGACGATCAAGGCAACATCACGGCCTACACCCCCATCAAGGATGTGGGAGAAGCCATCGGTATTCTGTCGGCTATCTCGGTCGCTGAATCCATCGGCTCGCACGAACGCGCGGCCGTGGCGCAGAAGGCGTTCTTCAACGACCCCGAAACCGTCGTAAGCGTGACGGAGGTAGACCCCTCGATCATCGACGCGCTGGGCAAAGGTCAGTATCTCTTTCACCGGCCCTATCCCACCGGCATCTTCTACAACGACGGCGCCACCTGCAACGACCCGACGAAGGCGTTGTCGCGGCTGGAGTTCGTTCGGCTTGGGAACGCCGTGTGCGACGATGCGCAGGAGTTCTTCTCGCAGATTCTGAACACGCAGGCCCCTGTTGACGCCAAAGGCGATCTGAGCAGGACCTACGCCACGCAGATCGAGAATAACTTCTACAATCTCTACTGCCAGCCCCGCATCAGTCAGCGCCAGTGCTCCGGCATTCGCGTGACGGTGGCCGCTCAGGACAACAATTTCGTGTCCACGCGAACGATTCTGGTGTCCATCGAAATTCTGCCGTCGCCCAACGTAGACTGGGTGAAGGTAGGCGTTCTGTACGTATCAGCACTTTCGTAAAAATCAACGACTATGTACGAACCCTATATCATCTCCAGCGCGGAAGCTAAAATGAACATCACCCATCGCGGCCAGATGTTCGACATCGTAACCGGTGTCCAGCTCTCCATCTCCCGGACGCAGGACGTTCAGGAAATCTTCGCCATCGGCCGGTTGGAACCTATTGCCAAGAAAGTAATCAACAAACGCTTCACGGGCAATATGTCCCTCCAGACCGGTGAGTACGAGACCATCCTCGACGCCATCAATGCGTCGATAACTACCGGCTTCATTTCATCGCTCACCGACTTGGGGAACTTCTCCATCGGCTGGACCCTCGAAATGACCGGCCTGATCGTCCCCCGCACGATCATCTACTCTCTGGATTCCTGCGCTATTTCGTCCGACGACTTTTCGGTGGACCGAAACAGCCCTGAAATCAACACTTCCCTCGCAATTCAGGGAATAGGTATTACCCGTTCAGTTTTACCGCTTTAACCCGGCAGGGGCGGTGAGAATCGCCCCTGCTATTTTTACTCAAAATTATGTCCGGACAAACAATTATTCAGAATTATACCGTCCGCTTGCGGTATTTCAAGCGAAGCGTAGCCCCTAAGGCTCAGGTGATCGAGCAGGAGGTTGAGGAAGATGTAGAAGTAGGTATGCTCTCCCGAACCTCCGCGGCGCACACCAATTTTGCCACTCAGCTGCTGATGCACGGCGCATCCGGCGATCTTGAGCAGCTGGCGCCTATCGCCACCAAGTTCTGCGAAATGATGATCGTAGACGACAAACAGCGCAAGGCCATCGTGAACGACGTTATGGCCTGCATCGACCTTTACGGCTCCGATCCGGTTCAAAAGGACATCGAGCGTTTTTTATCGCGCTGGGGTGTGGTGATGGGGCTTCTCGGAACCGCCGAGAACCCAGCCTCCACGAACGAATAAAGGAGTACGGCAGGAACGACCCCTTCCTGCTGAAAAAAGCCTTTATTTCGTATGTGTTTCACGAACCGATAACCACTCTCGAAACCCGGTTGTCGGCCGCGGACATCGACAAATATTCCGACATGGCCATGTGGGTGATCGACAACATCATCTACGCGCCATTCAAAGCCAAGAAATGATATGGACGGGCAGACCTATCAAATAAAGCTCAACATCAATGTAGACGATTCTCAGCTCTCGAAAGCCGAGCGGCGCATCCGGGACCTCGAAAGAGGACCCGGCCGCGGGCGCGGTGGGAGTATGGCCGGCTCAGGTGGCGGAAACTACTCGAATATCCCACCGGATCGGCGAGCCTACTATCGGGCATTATCCCGTCGCTTTGCCCAGACGCCGGGGATGTCCAACGAAGGTTTTCTGAGCAATGTTAACCGGTTGTATCATCGGTCGGATGTTTTTAAGCGCGCCTTCTTGGGCAATTTAACCAGTCTGCCGGGCGCACTTCGCAATCTTTCCAACTTCGGATCAGTCATCGCATCTGTCGGAAGAATAGCGGCCGGAGCCATAAAACCTCTTGGCGCCATTGCTCCCTATCTCACTCTGATAGGGGGCGCCGCTATTGCGGTGAAGGGTATGAATATTCTCCTGCGCGGATCGGCGTTGCGATTTGGTAATAATCTGCTCAACAACCAGAATCTGATCGAAGCCGGATCGAGTGTCATGCAGTTCGAAATGGCCCGTAAAGGGTTGGGAGCGGCCTATGAAAAATCCTTTCAGGAAGCGGGGCGCTTAGCGGCAGAGTATGGATTCAGCCGCACGGGTCTGCTCAACTCCATGAACATGTTTACCGGCTTGAATGTAGGAAATCGAACGTTAAGTCGGGAAGAGGCCACCCGCATAGCCATGCAGGCAGGCAAAATAGCCCATGTGGGTGGAGTTCCATTCGAGCGAGTCAATATCAACCTCCAGCAGTTGTTGGGTCAGCCTACGCCCTCTGCGCGAGACCTTCGGGAGCTTATTCAGGCCGCGCCTATCATCGGCAAGATCGCCCAGCAGTCGATGGCGCGAAAGAACGTATCAGGGGATGTTTTCTCCTACCTGAAAGACAAATCCGAGTTGCTGAACGTCCTGAACGAGTTCGACCGCATGATCGAATCGAATCCGTTCATGAAGGCGCGAGGTATGGCTCAACTGTATAAGGAGAACGCATTCATCAAGATAGTGCAGGATAATGCGGAGTTTTGGCCCAAAATATCCCAGTCGTTGGGAATTTTCTACGACAAGCTGGCCATAGTTGCTAACCAGTATATCCCCAAGTTGGCGGATTTTATCTCTCCGGAGAAGATAGGAACAATGATGGCCGATGTAGAAAGCGCTATTTCGGGTCTCACCAAAATATTCGGCGGCATCATGTCCTTCTTGGGTTGGGTGGGGCGATCGGTTCCATTTGGGCATTCCGACAAGTTTAATGTAGACGAAAAGTGGGTTCCGGGAGCTGGAGGCACTGTCAGAAAGGCATTTTCATTCGGGGATCGGTTTTACTATGACGCTCAGGGCAACAAGTACCCTGTGATAAATTCTGACAGTCTGTATGCGGCCCGGCAGCGCTCGGCGTTCCGGGATTTGGTAACACGAGACAGCTCCTACATTATCTCGTCGCTGGCGGCTCAGCGCGCTGGTTCCGCAGAGATGATAGGGGGCGTTCCTTACCCAAAAGCCGGATTCACTCCGACTGCATCCCAAAGAGCGGCTGCCATCCGAGAATTTCGAGCCAACTCCAAAAATTTCCTACAGAATCCCGGAATGGTTCTCAAACCCGTTCAGACGGTAGACGGCAGCACCTATTGGGACATAGACTACGGGAAACTCTTCAATCAACTCAATCCCGCGGCCGGATTGGATGGTAATGGCGCCAACTTCTCGGCCTCAGACGGGCTTTCCGACATCACCAAAGGTGCCCGATCCCTGATTATCAACTTCAATCGGGAGATCGTCAGCATGCCTATCAGCATCGACAACGTGAACGACGGCGCCGACTTGGGCGCTCAACTTCAAGGAGCCTTATACGACAACATCATGCGCGGCTTGCAAGTCGCACTCAACAACGCAACCGGTGCAATGTAATGAATACCAGAGACCATCAAAATACGCAGGACACCTTCACTCAAGCCGCTACCCATCTCCAGCAGGCCGCCAGCTCCCCGGAGCAGATATACCAGCGAGCGAAGGATCAGGTGCTCGACGCCGCAGATGCGGTGTTGAACGCCCGAAAAATCGTGCTCTCGCAGGCGGGTATTGTCCGCGTGCTGATCGAAAGCCCCGGCGGCAAGATACGCACCGGCGACAACACCCCGGAAATGTCTCCGGCGCCGCTTTCCACCCAAGAGTATTCCACGTCCACGCATGAAGATGATGCCCAGCGAATCAGCGACGCCCTTTCCGGCCTGACGGATGATCCCATCGCCGACGCGATCTTCGTGTGCGGGGATTACTATGCACCGCTCTCGCTCAACTTCTCGGTGTCGGCTCAGAAAATAACCGACGAATCCCAGCTGGTGGACGGCATCAACATCGTTCAGCGGGTGGCCAAAGGCCCGAAGGTGGTGTCGGTGTCGTTCAACATCCAGCGCCGGGAAGCGCAGGAGGTAGAGGATATGTCGGCCACCACCATCCGGCGCCGCAATGCGCGCGGCGGGGACCCCACGCCGGTATACAAGTTGACGCGGTTTCTGGATGAACTTTACGAGAACGACGAGGTTTTTGCCATCGAGAACACGGTGCTGAATGATGAAATAGGAATCGGTTGGGCATTCATCAAGTCCTACCGCTTCTCGCCTATGCAGGGCGACACCTTCGGTTCCATCAACTTGGTATTGCAAGAGGTGAACATCGCCGATCCGCTTCTCTACACCAATTCCGCCAACACGCAGGATTCGCAGTCCGTGCCCACAACCGTGAAATAACATGGCCGTCCGAAACATAACTGGAAACTATCTGATCTGCGGAAACGAGGTTTTCGTTGAGGGGAAGAGCATCGGCCAGTTCCAATCCTTCGAATCCGACGAAACGCGCGAGAACATCGTAGGAACCGCATCCATCGAAATGCCCTTCTACACCATAGCCGCGAAGGCCGCGAAGGAGGTGGGGCGCGGAAGCACCATCGCCGTTCAGCGGGTGGGTAAAAACACGACCACCTACATTCGCATCAACCCGGACGACTGGAATATCAAGACCGGCGCCCGCATTCAGGTGTACGCATGGTATCACGACAATGCCGTCATCGGCCAGAAGTTCGAAAAGCGCCTTGAATTTGACGGATTCATCCGGGATGTTATCGGAGGGTTCCCGACGGTAATAAAGTGCGAGGATGCGGCATTTATGCTTCGATTCGGCACGGTTACGCAGTCGTGGCCCAAAGCCACTCCCCTATCCTCGCTTTTGCAACAGATGTGCGACACGGCCAACGCGGCGTTTGCGAAGTACCGCAAGGACAACAAGCTGACCTATGCCTATCCGTCCCTGCTTCCGGACCCCAAATCCATGCAGAGCGACTTTGTGCTCAAGCCCGCCACCGGAGTGTCGCCATACGATGTACTGGAGCGGGTGATCGTCGGCATGTATAAACTCTACGGCAATGTCCGCATCGAGAGCGACAAGGCGCGGGTATACTGCGGACTCGGAATCTCGGAATCCGAATCCCCCACCGTGGAGCTGGACACGTCGGTAAACGTGATAGCCCGCGACATCGTGCCCTCGGACATGATGTTCCAGAATTTCCGCGTCATCGTCCGGTATCTGGAGGACGGAACCATGAAAACCATCGAGAAAGGGGCGGAAAACGGCCTTGTGTACGACCTTCCCTTCACGCCGGGCCGCAATGCTCAGCAGATGAACACCACGGCGCTGTCGGTGCTGGCCGGCCTTCGCGCTCAGCGCAACAAGGGCACCATCACCACGTTGCTGTACCCCCTTGTTCGGCTCTACGACTACGTGAATTTCAATGATACCATTTTCAAGTCCCTGAGCGGCGGCTATTACGTCATCGGCCGCAAGTTGACGTGCGGAAAAGGCAAAGGCTACCGGCAGATACTGACGGTTACAAACAAGACATTTCTTTATCTGGCGAACTGATGAATCAAGGACAATTCATACGCAGCATGGAGGACTTCGGCAAGGACCTGCGCCGTCTGCTTGACGGCGTGAACCAGCCATCCATCCTCTACGGCAACGTTGATTCAGTGGATGAAGAGGCCAAAACAATTAACGTTCGCATTGGTGATGCTGGACTGGTAATCCCGGACATAAGCCTATCCAATATCATCGGCGGGGATGCGAGCGTTATTTTTTATCCCGCCGTAAACTCCGCGGTAATCCTCGGCGTGCCCTACCAACAGCCGGAGAACGCTTTTGTGGTAAGCTTCACGCGCGTAGACAAGATCGAAGCGTCGGTAGGCGGATATTTTTGCAAAATCGACAAAGAATCCATATATTTGTCGAAAGACGGGGGCGGCTCCCTCACCATTTCCGGCGATACGGTCACCATGAACGGCGGCGCAATCGGCGGCATGGTGATCCCGGACGCCATAACCAATGCCATGAACACCTTCGTGTCGGCGTTCAACAGCCATACACACGCCTATACATGGTCTGAGGCGGCCGGAGCAGATACTACGGCTCCCCCTGCAGGAAGCGTATCGCCTTTCAAGGCGGAGGATTATACGAACGACAAAGTGCAACAGTAATGAGCGACATTATTTTCGATCTGAAAAACAACGACATCGGCATCTCCAACGGGGATTTTGCCGTTGTGGTCGATCCGTCGATTCAGAACGCCACGCTCATGTTGCTGAAAAACCCCGTCAACATCCTGCAACCTCAGTTCGGCGTAGGGTTCGAGACCTTCGCCCTGAACGCGCGGCCCGATTACGTCTCCATGCTGGCCGCCACGGCCAAGCGGCAGGTTATAAAGGACGGCGCCGACTATTGCGACATCCGCATCACCGAGGGCGAGAACTTCGGCGAATACAGCGTCTCCGTAGACGCACAATACCCCGTCGCCGAACCAGATCCCGATCTTATCATCCCCATGCCCCCGCAGCCGGATAAAACACAACGCAACATCGAGGTGCGCATAGCCGTGCAAGTCGGCGGCGGCAATTTCGGGTATTTGTCGGATGTTGACATCAAGATCAACTATACGTTGCCGGACGGCACGCAGTCGGATTGGTTGTCACCCACCTCGGTAGGGGAGATTCCGGATGATTCCGCGGAAGGCCATCATGATATCTACATCTGGAACGGCGATAATGCGTCGCTCAAGCAGGTGACCATCAACGTTCAGGCCGCCAAAACCGGGTATTCTCTCACCTACTCGCCGTTTTGGAATATCCAAGCCGGGAGCGACGACGTATACTTCGCAACATCCATCGTAATGCAAGCTGATTAGAGTATGGCAACTTACAAAGTAAAATCCGGTGATACGCTGATGGACGTGTGCTACAACACGACCGGATCACTGCGTGCCATCAACGACATAATGAACGCCAACGGCTTCGACACCTACACCCCGCAGCTGGAGGCAGGTCGCATCATCGAGGTTCCGGACGTGGTATACAACAGCGAAGCCGTATCGGTGGCCGACGCCCGGCCGTTTAACAGTGCATCCCTGCCTTTCGACAACCTTAACCAGCAGATGGAGCAACTGGAATTTATGCTGGGCGACATCGGCTCCATCATCTACACCTTTGACGGGTCGAAGATCGCGGGCAAATACCTTTCCCTGAATGCGGATAAGGACAACGAAGGCTATGTGAACTGGGGCGACGGCACGCCTATAGAGTACATCAAAACCGACGGTCTGTTTGGTCACAACTACGCTGCGGGAACCACTGGAGAAGTCGTGGTGACGTTTCTTGGACGCACTGGGGCATTCTTTTTGGGTACTCAATCTTACGATCAAGAAGCATTTAAGCAGTCCCTTATTAAAGTGGACCTTACCAATGCCGACGCGGCATGCCCATCCGGAAAGTGGAATAATGGCTTTTACAAGTGCATCTATCTGACGGAAGTGGTAGGGTCGTTCGCGGGAAAACCGAATATCAAAAACTGCAACGCCATGTTTATGAATTGCTGGCGTCTTGAGTCTGTTCCAGAGCAAATGTTCCGGGGTTGTCCCCGATTGGATAATTGCGAATCGTGTTTCGAATTCGCACATCAATTTCATCAGGCGGACTACATGTTCGCCGACTGTCCGAAATTAATCCAAGCTTCGAAGGCGTTTTCTTTCGTGAGGTCCACCTCGGCTGTATCAACTTTTGAAAACTGCACCTCCCTAAAAGGAGTTATAAACTTATTTATTGGTTGTAAGCTATTAACGGACGTCACCAATGTTTTTAAGGGGTGTACGAATATTCAACTTGCGTCACGTGTTTTTCAAAACTGCGCTGTTCTTAACCCGCCTGTTAACGTTTTTGACGATTGTAAAAAGGTGCAGTATTTTAAAGAATCTTATAATAACCTCCCCGCCGCTACCAATGAATCTCCCTATACTGTTGTCAACGGCCAGAAGATTCATTTGTGGGAAAGGACCCCCGAATTAGGATTTGCGTTGCCTATCCAATACGACTTCTGCTTTACCGATTCTCCCAACTTTGCGGATTACGCCAACATTCCGGAAACGTGGGGAGGACCTCCGAAAACGGAAAACAACGTGAAGCTTCGCTGTTGGCCGATGATGGCGCAGATAGTGGCCGATCCCACTACGATGGTGGGTGTAGTGTACCTGAACGGGGAGATTCTCGGTTACAACGTCGTGGAAAAAGACACGTCGAATCGGCTCGTCATAGACCTGCCGCTTCCGACCGCCATCACCAGCGTGGCCGGACTGTACGTGGTGTTCTATTCCGAGGACGATGCTATAATCGGCGGTTCGCTGGCGCTGGCAGATAACGTTGCGGCGCCGACGGAAGGGGCCGTCTACGAAACCTACTACAATGCCGGCTACGGCGACAACCTGCCGTCGATCTACCCCGTATTCGCGCCGAATAACGACCTTACGCCGGGCATTATCAACTCCTATTTCCAGCCCACCTACAACGTCCATATCCCGTCGCTGGGGGACTTTGAGGTCGTAGGCTCCGAGGATGTTTCGGATGCGGTTGAAATAACCCTCCAAATCACCGAGCTGGGTTGGTCGTATTACCTATCCTCCGGAAGTGATCTGTGGATTGACATGCAACAAAAGCTGGAGACCCAGCATGGCATACCTCTATCGGCGCTCGCCGAGGATGGATGCACCCTCACGCTGTCCGTAGCAATCGAAACCTACGTCATGACGGCGCCGGCGATCGAGTTCAACACCATGCGCGGATCCATCATGCCTATTCTGGATTTCGCGTACGTACCTTAATTTAATGAAATCTTTATGACCACTTATGAACAAATAGTAGCCAACATCGGCAAAACCATCTCGTCGCTCACGAGCACCAGCAATTCCGCCATCTGGCGCCGGCTGGCCGCGGTATTCGCCGAGACCATCAATACTGTTCTCCTGAATCAGTCCAATTCGGAGGTTGTGATCGAGACGGCCGCCCGAACGTTGCGAGTCATGGGGAAGCAGTACTACATCGACACGGCGCTGGCGTTCCAAACCGGCGACAACTTGGTGGTTGTCGATCCGTCCAAGTACGCCTACGGCTACGAAACGGTCGATCCGGCCAAGCAGATCATCAAGCAGGTGGCCATTCGCGTGGATGCGCAGAAAAACGTCATCAACATGCACGTCTGCACGCAGGATGCGAACGGCAACAACGTGACCCTCACGGCCGAGCAGCTGGCGGAGTTTTCAAACTACATGACGGCCAAATCGGCATTCGGCATCAGCATGATGATCTCGTCGCCGACTCCCAGCATCATAACCACCACCCAGCTCTTCATCCGCTATCTGGACACCTACTCGCTGTCCCAGATCAAGAACAGCGTGAAGGAAATCCTTATCACCACGCAAGGAACCCTGCTCGGCGACTCCCCGGTGTTTGTGAACGACATCGAAACCGCCCTCGCCGGCGTTCCGGGCGTGCGCGACGCATACTTCTTGGGCATCACCTGCGACGGCGCCGATCCTACCAACGGCATTCTGACGCCGGCATCCGGCTACTTCAATTTCAGCGCGGCACTGCAAAACCTGACTGACATCGTAGTATTTAATCCCATCCGGTAATGCTTCGACATCTATCCATACCGTGGCTTTTGTTCAACATCCTGCGTCCGCAGTATGCGCTCAACCACGACTCAAGTCCGACGCTGAACATGTTCTACAAGTTCCTGTTTTGCTGTCTGGCGCCGCTGTTCCCGAAGATCGAATCATACGAGGCGTGGTGCAAGAAATACTATGCACTGGCGGCCAACGACGGCAGCTGTATTTCCATCCAAGCCTACCTGAATGCCTACTACGGGGACTTCGGGCAGATAACCGTCACCACGTCGCCCGTTTTCGACACCTTCATGTTCCCGTACAGCTCCGATATGGCGCTGGGCACCCTGATGTTCCCCTATTCGGCCGACATGTCGAAGGGCGTGGAGTTCTACCAATACGGTAGCACAGCGAATGCTCCGGTCGTGACCATCCCCGCCGGGCTTAAAAACGCGGACGTCTACCCGGACTTTATCGCAGACCTGAACGCTCTTGTGGCCTATGGAATCCAATATTCAATAGTTGTAAATTAAACTCCCATGTCTCTCGCCTCTATCCTCAAAGACACGATTCTGCCTTACGTGAAAACCCTCGGTAACAACTGGTGGTTGGGATTCGTCGGCTACTTCGCTCCCATCGGGCCGCTGGTCCTTGTGATGGTATGTTTCATCATGACGGACTTCGTCATCGGCTGTCTGGCGTCCTACAAACGGGTAACCGCCGCCGGGAAGCGCTGGTGCTTCTACTCCGACGCCGCATGGCTCACGATCTACAAATTTGGCTTCTGCACAATGGCGGTCGCCGGATTGTATGTCATCGGAAATGACGTGCTGGGCGGGGACTTCGGCGCCGACCGGCTTCCCAATATTCTCTGCGCGATGGTATGTTTTACGGAGCTGTGGTCCTTTTGCGAAAACGCGGCCTATCTATCCGGCTCGAAACTGTTCTTGTGGCTCCGGCAGTTCACCATCAACAAGGCGAAGCGCTGGGACGAGGACGTGGCCAAAGACATGGATGACTTAATCAAAAAGTAACGATATGAAAAGATCAGAATTGCTTGCCGAAGTTCAGAAAAACTTCAAGATAACAGAGCTGGTATGCCCTCATGTCTACCAGCGCGACGGCGAGAAGGCATGGCGGTATTTCTCCAATGAATTTCTCGAAACGCTCGTGGCCATCCGCAACATCCTCGGCCTTCCCATGACCATCAACAACTGGGTGGGGGGCGGTCAGTACAGCCAGCGGGGCCTGCGGTGCAACATCTGCGATCTGGTGGCGTCGAAAACCCGCTCCGGCTTGCTGTATGTCTCGGCTCATATGCTCGCGCAGGGGTTCGACTTCTCCACTACCATCCCCTCTCACAACGTGCGGGAAATCCTCAAAAAAAACGCATCCAAACTTCCCTATCCTATCCGGCTGGAGAAAGACACCTCTTGGGTGCATGTCGATCTCTACCGCGTAGACGACAAGAAAAAAATCACCGAATTTAACGGTTAACCAACATGGCAACAATCAAGAAATTCATAGCCACTTCGAACGGCAACCGGGTGTTCGTCTCGGACCTTGCCGCGATGGCCGACACCATCTTCGGCATGATGGGCGCGTGGCCGTGCCCGATTCCCTACTGCATTTTGAAGGGAGTGATAGGCCCTCAAAACACCTCCCTGCGAATCAACAAGGGCGGCGGCGTGCTGATGTACGGCAAGTTTTTCCCGACTCCGAACGGTGATACCCTTTCTATCCCGAAGGGCAGCTATCTGTATGCCAAAGCCCAGAACGACACGGCAGAACCCCGAACCTCGTCCACGGGTCAATCGTACTACCAGAACATCGTCTATTCCCTCATGGTCACTACGGCCAAGCAAACGGGAACATCGACCGACTACGAAGCCGAAACTGGTCTGTGGGAGATCGTGAACGGCGCGGTTACGGGAGCGATGGAAACCACGGCATGGATCGCCTATGTAAAATCCATCAGCACCTTGTGGCGCTGGGACTACATCGACAACAACCTGCCTGCAAACATCGTGCAGACGCAGGCAGTAGCCGATTCCGCCATCACTACCCCCAAGATGGCGCCCGGCTCCGTGACCAGTGTCATTTTGGCGCCCGGCTCCGTAACCAACAGTAAGATGGCATTTGCTGTCGGCATGCCCTATATGCCCTCTTACCGGCCTACGATTGCAGACACCACCATTCACGCTACTCCGTGGGCATGGCTGGTGATTGAAGCATCGGATCAGGCCCGCAACATAACCATTACCACGGAAACACCCCCGTCCTCCGAGGGGGCGCCTATCAAAATTGTGGTGAGCAACAAGACCAATTTTGGCCTTTCGCTGACCCTTACTCAGCCCAACAACACCACAACTTATCTTATAAATATTCCATCTCAAACCATCCTGATCGTAGACGGAGTGTGGATGATAAGCTCGTATTCTTTCGTGACGTACGCCGGTAAAAACACGTACCCTTGATCGGTTATTGGAGCATATATGTAAAAATAGGGCCAAATGGCCCTATTTTCCTTTGTTATTTCGATGATCTCGGCCAGTACTTGGTGTATGCCCACAAGAGACCATACGCCACAAATACTGCGGCCATTGCGGCTACGATAACGTAACCCATCGTCTTACTGATAAGCGACAATGCGATCAGCACTATCGCGGCCCCGATCAGGGCAATCAAAGTCCACTTTTTCATTTCTTGAGTTTTTTATGGTTACCACCTGATTATATTGTAAGATACGCCTACTCCAATGTAGGGGTAAAGTCTCACATCCTGCTTGAGTACCGCGCCGTACCCTGCCTGCACTCCTATCCCCCACCGGGTTTTTCGAATCGGGCCTTGCACGACCTGCGTCTGTTGATTTACCTTCATCCAATCCAACTGCGGGTGGAGGTCTCCGATGGCCGGGCCGCTCACCTGCGCCGACCAATCCGGGCCTGAGTACGGTCGCGTCTCTACAGCTACCTGTAATTCAGTGCTATCCGGACCCACTTTTACGATCTTGGTTTCCGTCACTGTCACCGTATCGACCGGAGCAAACACCAGATTGGGGACCCGCACCGTTACCGATCGGTAGGTGCTCGGCCCAGCTTGAGGCTTTTCGTAGTACACTGTCACCACCTGCCGGTCGATGATAGGTTCCGCCGGCCATAACCACCGGCCCCCCACTACACCTACTGCCAGCCCGATCAGAAGGGACAGGGCAATTTTAAGAGCATTCATAGCTTTTTGGCTGGAAAATTCTCAGCGGTCGAATCTTTGACTACCTCCATTAATGCCTTCTCCACGGCTTTCTGAATCTCTTGGTCGAGGTCCACGGGCAGGCGTATTCTTCCTACCAATACGCAGAGCAGTGCAAATGTCTCCAGCGTCAACATGATGGCCAAGATGGCCACTGCAAATTCCAATTCATTTCCCATGTTATAGTTGTTTTCGATTTGTTATGGCTTCTGCCAGTATTCTCGTGAATGCGTCGCCGCCGAATCTCATGACCTCAAGTCCCCTTGACATGGGGGTGCATATCAGAACAGCCCATCCGTCGGCCGCGGCCTGCGACATCTTTTCGTACTCCTTCCCCAACGCTACAGGGTTCGAGTGGCGCCCCCCTACGAAGTTACCCCCATTTAATTCTACTGCTATCTTCAACTCCAGACATGCGTAGTCGAACCGCCAGCGACGGGGCGGGTGGAACCGATATTCCGAAATCCACTCCAACCCGGTCGTCTGACGCAGTATTTGCAGGTATGCGTCCATCTACTCCTTCAAGGTTTGGGCGGCAAACATGTAGTAATGCCGCAGGGTGCTGGCAATCTGGGTCAGGTCGTTCGATGCGGCGCCATCCCAAACCCCCTCCTTGTCGTTCTTGTTGATGATCTCGATGATCTCGGCCAGCTCGTCGCGGGTCTCGCGTACATAACGCCGCCAGTCGCCCAGCGTTACCATGTCGGCCACCACGGAGGTTTCGATGAATCCCGACATGCTGTGCACCGGAACTCCGCCCATCTGAACGATCAACTCGGCGACATTGTCGGCTGCTTCGTTGAGCTTTTTATACACTTCGTCGAAAAAAGGGTGCCAGCTCTTGTAATGCTCTCCGTACAGCGTCCAATGACGCCCGCGGACATTCTGGGTAGTGACGGCAATCGTCGCCAGCAATCGGTCCAAAATCTCAAATTCCATAATCTATGTTTTTAAAATGGTTCTTCGTCTACATCGTCATGGCGCGCCCAACGATTCTTGGATGTTTGTTGCTGAGCCACCTGATTGTCTTTCAGCCACGGCGCTCTACGCCCCTTGCCGATGAAAGCCGCCTCTCGGTGATTTCCTTTCCCCCAGTCTATTGCAATGAAGTACTCGTTTCCCCATTTGTCGGGTTCTTTCAGTTTCTGAATCTTGATGTTGATGGAGCTGCCTATGCCACCCCGACATCTAAACTCTTTGATGGCTTCGTCAGGGATCATGTCCAGTCGCACCTCGGCGATAATAACTTCATCTGCCATACGCAAATATAATCAAAATGCTTGAAATTGTTCTGATCGCGTCGTGTCGGCGTCTGCCGTGTACTCTACCGTCCCATCCGTACTGTATAGCCGATCCCTGCCGGAATTGTCGGTCCTGACGATCCCTTCGAGCCGGCCGGAAGCATCCCGAATCTCACGTGATCCGTCGTTCCGAGTGCGGATGGTATGGGTCACCTTTCCCTTCGAATCCTTGATGGTCCGCACGTCCTGCGCGTAGGCGCGCTTCACCCCGGTGAAGGCGATACACACCACTAAAATAAGGATGGCCAACAGCCACCATAGCACCCACGTAGGGCGCATTTCCCCTTGATTTTTCATTTTTCCGTCTTTTTATTTCTCTAATTCCGCAAGAAGGGCATCGGCCATCTCGACCGCTCCTTTTACAGTTTCATTCATGCACCATGACCCACTCGATGCAAGCCGAGCCGCCATCGCCTCACCAGCATATACTCGCCGCCAGTACTCCCGGTCAACTGGTAAGGAATCCTTACAAGTTGGGGTATCAACTGTCAAGTTTTCTTTGACAGTTGGTCCGTACTCTCCACGCGCCAACTTATATTCGTAGTCATCATCGCGCATCATAAGGTCCCTCTGGGTTGTTTCGTCAGGTATTAATTCCCCGTTGTCGGTATAAAACTCCACGGATTCATACTGGCCCTCATTCAGTAGGGCCATGACTCTGCCTTCCACTGATCCCCTACGGTCATAACATATAACTCTTGCGGTTTTTCCACTCCTTGTGCACACCGCCGCACCTGCTTTGGCAGCTTCAAGATCAAAAGTTCTCATAATCATTTCAGTTTTTCGAGATTTTGCCAGAAATATCGCTATTTCAGTAATTCATAAAGTGTTTTATCCTTTGCTATCGTCCCGATTTTCACCCGTTCCGCCTCTTCTTTGGTGTCGAACTTTAGCACCATTTTTTCGCGTATTGGACATCCATTGTCCCGCCAGATTACATCGACCATAAGATGCCACTTTCCATTCCAAAATGCGGGTCCCCCGAATATCTCGGCCACGTAAGCATATATTTTACGGGTGACTATTTGACAGATCAAATCGCTCATTTCACCAACTCAAATTCGTAAACCACCACCCACGGGTTCCGATCCCATGTTCCACGGCCGTACACCTTGTCGACAAGCGCGGCGAAGGCTTCACGAGGGGTATCGAACCCTTCTGATGGATTATTCGGGTAGTCATAGAAATAGTGAGGCATGTATGAATCGTCACCTCCATCCATATAAATTCCCTCCCTCATGGCGTCATCGTGCGAAATGCTCTGCAACCGCTCACTTTTGATTCCGGTGATGCGGATTTGGTGGGGCATCAGGCCGGCCCTAACGTACATTTTATTGCGCCAACCTTTGTGCGTTGAAATAATCTGATATCCATCGATTTCGGGACGCGAGAGGTAAGCCCAAGACTGGATGCCTGCCTGTTCGTAACTTTGCGCCACGGCCACGACCTCGCCGACCCCGTATTTCGGCAATATCACATCCCCATTATTCCTTTTTGCCCATCCGAAGTTGTCAGATAAAAAGTCCGGTTGCGGAATTATTATCCGTCGCGTCATGGTCTTTCGACCCTCGATAACCGCCTGCGTCAGTCCGTATCGGTCGTTAAACATTATCTTCTTCATAGCTATTCTGTTTTCGGTAAATCCGGGTTGTCGTGGATGTTACCCAATACGTTGTAGTAATGGGTCGAATCCATATTGATCTCTGATTTGAAAGGCCACTCCCAGCCGTTGATGCTCCCATCGCTTCTTCCGATAATGTCCCCCTCGTAAATCTCTCGACCGTTCTTGTCTTTCAGCCCCGTGTACTGGCCGACGGTGGCGGGATCGACCTCGTATTGCTCGGCAACTTTGGCAAAGTCTTCCCAACAGTCCCCGCCGCCGTTATCATCATCAAGCATGTTGTCAGGGAATATGTAACAAACCCGGCTACCGTCAGCTGATTTCCTCCAAATACTATTGAATAGACTGCCGTAAATCCATGTATCGCTTTTGAGGCACTTGCCTCGGAATTTAATCTCTCCCATAACTATTTTTTAAAGTTGTTCAATCTGTCTATCTCGGCGCCCATCCCTACCGCCCAGTCGTAAAGTTCCTTCGGTGTCATAATTTATTCGTACTCAAATTCTTCAATCTTCACGATACCCGCATTGGGGTTATTTCGTAGCCGTTCGACAAGGCAACCTTTCGCATACATTACCGCATTAAATTTGTTGAACTCCAATCCTATGGAATTGTCCTCGTCGAACTCGTCTTTGGTGACGTTAAGGGTTATTTGTGCCACTACTTTGATTCTGTATCCTTTCATAGTTCTGTCATTCGTGAATCTCCCGCCAGCCGAGAACTTCGTCCCGACCAAAGGAATTGGTTCCAATAAGCCAGCGTCCCATTTTGTTGCTGTAAGAGCCAATGTCGTAAATCCTTGTAGTGATCCTTACGAGCACAGCCCATTCATGATCCGGAACGCTTTCTTTCGGATCGTTCCACCGGGTCAGTTCCTCATAAGCGGCAATATAAGCGTCCACCATCGCCTGCCTGTTTACGGGTGCACGCTCCCAGCTCCCTGTGAATCCACCCACTCTATCGCCCTTTCCTCAATCGTTTTCATCCTCGTTCAGTTTTTGGATGAAATTCCTTCGGTGATACTCATAATCCGGCTCGAACTCTCCGTCCTCGCCGTTCTCGAACCACATATCGTCGAATGCGCCGATCGCTTTCTTCCGCATTCGCTCCTCGGCCTCCTGCTCGGCGATTTCGACCGCCTTTATTGCATCTTTCTTCATCATCGCGCGGCTATCTTGAAACATTACTCCTTGGACACTTATATAGAGGTCAGTTTCACGGATGATTTTTTTCGCTTTTCCGCTTTTCATGATTGGTTATCTTTTGTGTTTAACTTTCCGATTAGGTATACAGGAAATCCAGCCCCAGAACGGTATTCGCCGCCTCAAGTAGTCCGGATCATCCTCGTGGTTGTATGCCTCGGTCTCGAAGCAGGTGTAGTAGTAAGCGCCCGGATAAGGCGGGATAATCACTTCGATCAGCCACGAAATGCCGTAGCAAATCCAGCCGGCGAAGAGAATGCCTAACACCGTCAGGACCCAGCCCCACCACGCGAACGAGTAGCTTATGGCGACGGGCAGGAGGATTGCCGCGAACAGCCCAGCCAGTTCGATCTGCTGGGCGCAGTGGATTCCTTCGTGTCGGCGTGTTGTCTCGTCCATGCTCCACGCCATCGGCTTACGGGTGAACGCGAACACCAGCCATGTTACCCAGCTGAATCCCTTGAACGGGATCAATTTGTTGTGAACTTCGATAGGTAGTTTCATAGGTTCAAACCATATCCGTTAGACACCACCCACTCAATACGGCCGACGAGAAGGTCGATAAGGCTTTTATTGTGGGCGAAACCATATTCCTTGTCCTGTAAAATTTGGCCGAACTCAAAATCCCATCCATCCTCCCCGGTCTTTTCCAAGGTAGGATTAAATCTAATTCCTCTAAAAATCACCGACGGGAGAAGCTCCAGCAGGTCGGCGACCGTGAAGGCGGGGGCTACGACACCACCTTTGCCCTTTTTTACCTCCAGACGGACGATGCCTACAATATTGGTTTTTCGGTACACCATGCTCGCCCTATCTGCGGGCACTCCCAGCTCGATCAGCCGCTTCGACTGCCCGATGCTCGTTACTTGGTTTTTCATTTTTATCCTCTAAATTTCGTTTAAAAATATTCAGGTGATACCATGTACCACTTTGGTGGTTTCATTCGATTCTACCCGCCTAAGAATCGCAAACAGGGGCATCTTTGCTTTTGTCTCTCCTTTGGCTTTCCCAAAGCTCAAGTATTTTTGCCTTAGTTTCGTCGCTGAGCCGGTTTATTACAGAACCATGAAGACCCGCCACGTGTACCTCCCTATTTGCACATGCTTCGCATCTCTCTTCGAAGTATTCTGCGAACCACTGGTATATGATCTGACCGTCTATGCGCCCGAACAGCTGCCCGTAGAATCCTCGCTTTGCACGGGACATTACAAGATTCACATCGGCGCTGTTCAGTGCCCAGAAGTCATCCAATATCATTCGGGCCGTTTCGTTTATCTGTCCTGAATCCATTTTGGCTGAAATGTTGAGGAACCGCTGAATGTCGATAATCCACGCGGCAATCATGAAGACTACCTCGCATTCGCCGTAAATCTTCCGCATCCCCGACAATGAGTAAGCCTCGGAGTTAGCACATGCCAGCGGCGTAATACATCCTCGGTACAATTTAGCGGCCTCGGCTGGCGTTAATAATGCCTTGAAAAGTTCTTTCGAACTGCTCTCGCTCCTCGTCGGTAAGTCCATCCTTGCCGCGAGAATTGTCTTTTGATCTTTCATACACTCGGTTTGTTTTTTGTGAAATTGCGTATTCGAATATCCGTTTCCAGTCTATCGTCTTTCCTCGCCCCTTCTTTTTGTGCAGCCACCCGGCCTCCGTAGCCCAAAACTCCTTGCATGCTTTTTCAAGTGTCAGCCGAATGTCAACCCCCGGATTGAACCGCCTCCGCTCTTCAAGCCAATCTCTGTCGTTCATCCATCGCTTCCAGGCATCGCGGCAATCTTGCAGATAGACATCGAAGCTGTCTCGCCACGTCACCTCCTTCGGGGTTTCCGGCTTCTCTCTCGCGCGCACGCGCTTTGAGTTTTTACCAGCATCTTCTGAAATATCTATTATCTCGGCATCTTCGAGTACGTCAGTACGAGAAGTACTCTCTATGTCTTTCTTCTCTATAATATCTCTTATCTGTTGTTGCTCGCTGTGTTGCTTCTTTGTTGCTCGCTGTGTTGCTCGCTGTGTTGCTTCTTTGTTCTCCTCTTTGTTATCGTAAAAATTTAAACCGACGTAATTATCGAAATTACAGATAGTTATTATGGTATACGTCTTTGTTGCCGTCTTTGTTACTTCTTTGTTGTTGACTATGTTGTCAAGTGTGTTGCGTGTTTGTTGTAGACTTTGTTGTACCCCTTCGCTCAACTTAGACAGACTCGTCACCACTTGCCCGCGTTTAACCGTGATCCCGTTCCACTCCGATTCCGTAATGTTCGCGTTCATAACCAACCATTGGATCATGGCGTGTTCCCGACATGACTTAACGCTGGTCTCCCGGTACCATTCGGTAGGAATTTTCATCCATCCATTTTGTATGTCCTTTAGCTTCATAATAGGTTGAAAAATAAAGCGAACCAACAAGAACTTGCCCTTCCTGTCGGTTCGCTTGGAATGACCTTGCGGCCATTATATCATACATGCGAGGGCAAGTCGCTATGCAAATATACGAAACTTTCCGGAAATTCCCAACTTTTCAGTCTATTTTTTGGCTTCCAGAATCGGAAGG